TATCTCACAGAACCGTTCGGCCCATTCGTCCCATCTTGCGTACATATACGGGTTTGGCGGATTCTTGGTCAGAACAACTGGCATGATATTAACCTGTTCCGCCCACTTTTGCCAATCCTCCGGGGAAAGCAAAGGATTGACGTAACCATACCGATTCAAGGAGAAAGACATGGCGTCCGTCCATCTGGTGACAGTCAATCCCCTCGGGCTAATCATTCAAGACCCCAGATAGGTTGCGTCAGTCGGCTCGATGAGCCCGATTGTCTTTCCGCTGTAATAGTCTCCTCCAAGCGTATTCGACTCAAACCGGAACCGGAGAATGCGCCGGGCCGTCTTGACTTCCGCCACCTGCTGAAAAGCATTATTCGGCGTCTCATAGATGATGACTTGCTCGCTATCGACAGTCGGAGCTTTCGGATTAGCTTCGCCCGTCACAGTCATCGTCATGTTGCCAACCTGCTTAATATCAGGTTCAACACGGACAACACGTAAAGCGCGATCTTCTGGCTTCTCGGAATTGGTCGTCACCGCGAAGTTCGCCGTCTCATAAAATGACTTGATCGGCAGTGTGCGGCTGGCGGTAACTTTGTCTACCCCATATTCATGTTGCCAGAGATAGTACCGTCCAGTCACAGAATCAGGGTCAACCCCCGACATAATCGGATACGGGAACACACTGGCGCTAAGGCCCTGCGAACGACCCATATCGAGTAGTTCGGTGTCATACCAGTCATCCAGACGCCAGTTATAGATGACGGCGTGCGAACACTCAGTAGCGTCGCCGCGCGGGTAACAGAACCATATTTCACCCCAGCGCGCGACGGAGAAGGTAAAAGACTTCTGCTTGTTCGCATGGTTCATTCCATCAAAAAACCATGACAGATTCCGCTTGTTTACAAGCTCGCGAACCGTACCACCAAAGGCGTAGAACCTGTCCACCCCAGCCCAATAATAGATGCCATCGACCTCGACAACGCAGTAAGGCGACAGGATCGTGATGGTGTCAGAAATCGTATCGAAAGAAAAAACTGTTGACCCGCCCGAGAACGTAGCGCGGACAAGAGAGTTAAGTGACCAAAGCAGGCCCGCAGGTGAATATCCCGGACCTCCTCGCAGAACCTTCCCGGCCACGATTTTCTGTTCCGTCACATACGCTGCGCCTGAGCCAGTAGACCAGAAGTCGGCAGGCGTGTTGCCTTTAGCGAACGGCGTCGTCCACTGCACCGAACCATTGGAACTATAAGCCAGCAAATAGGGGTGAAGCGCCAGCACGCCGCCAGAGACGCCCCCGGTCGTGACAGTAATTGTAATATCTGTGTGGTCGGCCGTGGCGTTCTGGGACATCGTGAACGTGCCAGAACCTACTGAGACGATGTAGGTGTTTGCTGGAATCCCACTCCCAGTCACCGTGTATCCAAAGTTCAAAGCCGTTGTGGCGCTGACAGACGAGACGACCGCAGAAGTATTTGCGACAGTGCCGGTGATGCTCGTAATAGTTGTGGCGGTTGTGGATACAGGCAGGCCAAGCGGTGTAAGGGCCGTATTGCCGTCAATCGTCCCCCAATAAATTGGGCGTTCAAGGTTGTTGTCTATGAAAGTTAGATCAGGCGCAGCGTGCGCCACGATCATGGCGTTGTTATTGACCACCGGATCGAAGATAACGTCGAACGACCATTCGTTTTGTGCACTTGCCGTAAAGACACTTGGAGTCCGGTCTACGACAGAACCGCCATATCCATTGTAATCGAACGTGACGCTTTCCAGCTTGGTTGCGCCGCCAGTATGGATATAGACAGCGCCCGCACGGGTAAACTGGTGCATCCCGCGCGAGATTTCACTGAGATTATTGACCAGTGTACGGCAGCCCCACATCTTGCGAGGACGCCCACGATCAAACCGGACATGCACGCCGTCGTTATAGACATCGCTGTCAAACGACGTGCCATCGCGCTGGATGCCGGGCTTTGACTGTAGGACGACAGGGGTAGTCGGCATTATGGAGCTCCCTCCAATTCCTTCACCCTAGCATCCAGATCAATAACAGCATTGATGAGCGCGTACACAAGTTGCGAATTGTTAATTGACAGGATTTCTGCGCCATCCGCCAATTTTTGAGACCCAACCATCGCTCGAAAGTCCGTATTCTGGACATCCTGCGCGATCAATCCGATGTAGGTTGACCCATCATCCGTCGTTCCGTGTTTGCCGTTGTATTGATATGAGACTGGTCGCAGTTGTTTAAGAGAGTCGATAGAAAGTTTGTAATCAGAAACATTCTTCTTAGTACCGCTATCGGAGATAGCGTTCCATGATCCGCCACCAGTACAATAAGGCTGGACGCCTGCACCAAGTTGGAAGGTGACGCCAAATACTGACCACATGACCCCGCCGGATAGCAGAAGGCCGACATCACTACCCGCTGTTCCGTAGAGCCCAGTGCTTGATCCGCCAAATCCATATCGACCCGTGCCGTTTGTAGCGGATATGGCGTCAAGCGTTACGGTTCCGCTAAGTGTCGGAGAAGCCGAAAGAACATTATTCCCCGATCCAGTGGAAGATGTAACGCCCGTCCCACCATTAGCGACCCCGAGAGTCCCGCTGCAACTTGCTAAAGAAATGTTTGTGCAGTTCGACAAGTTTCCAGATGCAGGCGTACCGAGAACTGGCGCAACCAGCGTCAGCGCCGTACCGTTCGTGGTCGCGCCAGAGATACCCCCGAACGACCCGGAATTGTTGTACTGGACTTGCGTATTGGAGCCGCCAGGCGTCCCGCCGCCGCCCGCAGGCGTCGCCCACGTTCCATCGCCGCGCCAGAACGTCGTGGAAGACGCACTGGTCCCAGAGTTTAGATGGCTAACCCCAAGATTCCCTGTGACATAAGAGGCTAAGTCGATGGCAGACCCATTCCATGTGCCAGCCGTCACAGTGCCAAGCGACACGTTCCCAGAGATAGCCGCAGTGCCGCTGACGTTGAGTTTGTAGCCTCCGCTGCTGGTCGTTCCAATGCAGAACGATCCAGAAGCGTCAAACCGGCCACGTTCAGACCCACCTGTCCCGAACGTCACCAGATTAGGACTGGCGTTTGTCGAACCGGACAACAGCACATAGCCACCATTCAGCGCGCTATTACCGCCGCTGATTGACGACGTGCTGGAATTGGAATCAGACCTGATAGCCGAGACACCAGTAATGGGATTGTTCGCCAGATCGAGCGTAGCGCGCGGCGCAGCCGTCCCGAGACCGAGACGCTTGTTTGTCTCATCAAAAAACAGATTTGAATTGTCCTGTGTGTACTCGCTCAAAGCGCCCGCATAAACGATACTGCCCGGCGTGAATGCAATCGTCGTCCCAGTTCCGCCGTCCGTTATCGCGACTGGAACAGAGAAGCTGGACGTAGAGGCGTTGATAACATCGGTTCCGTTACAATACAGGATTGCACGGCTTCCTTGTCCAACCGTAATACCCGCCCCGGAAGCAGGTTTGACCTGAAGCGTGTGCGCGCCAGTCGTCTCGTTATCGACCCAGTATTGCTGCACCGTAGTCGGGACAATAATGCTTCTATCTCCCGTCAGGACGCCGGTGAATTTGTAAGCGATCTGGTTTTGCTGCGGCGTCGATAGTGTGTAATCGCCCGTTCCGGCGACATTGATCGAGATGAAAGAGAATACGAACAGAGCGGACTGCCCGCGACCAATCGTGTAAAGATTGGACAGGTCTGTAAACACCCAACAAGAATCATTTGGATTCAGCGTAACAGTGCTTGCCCCGTCAATATCCCCGGTTGTCGGAGTGAGAATAAGCGCGCCACTACCGCCATTCTTGATCCCAATGAACCAGTTTCCGGTTAATGTCGATGAAGTGGGGAAAGTGAACGTCCCCGCGCCACCAGTCCAAAGGAACACACTCGCCTGATCCGCGAGGCTTGTCGTATAGTCAGTGTTGAACTCAACCGATGGAAACGTCTCCGTCAGTCGGCCAGCCAGCACCCCAAGACCCGCGCCAGCAAGAGCCGTCGCCGACGTAACGGAAGACCCAGCCCCAAACTGGAATGATCGCCAAGAGCCGGCCGCAGTCGTGTTGGAAGTCAGATAGAAAACCCAGCATTCACCCGCCGCAATGGTCTGAAGCGAGCCGCCAGCATTGTCCTTCACCCCAAACGTATGCGCCCCGACATTGTTGAGTACGATAGAAATGCCAGGCGTCGCCACCAGTGCAGACGGAAACAGAAGGTTCAAAGACGTGGTGGAAGGCGTCACATCATTATAGATGGCAATGATGTTCGTTCCGCTATTGGCGTCTACCGGCCAGTTGAACGTCGTGTCAGCCGAAAGAGCGATCGCCTGATATGACAACTGACTTGGGAAAACAGTGTTCCCGCCGAAAACCTGGGTGTAGGCCATATTAGTCTCCCGACCGCGTAGACGTACGGTCTATAATCTTACTCATATCTTCCTGCATGACGGCCCCACGAGATTTCTCATAAAACCCCTGCCAGACGCCCATCTGATCTGTGTTCTTGATGAAAGCCGCTGTCTCAAACAGGGAGGCATAAAGAAGCGTCTCGGGCATGTATTCAGTCAGCCAGTTGGTCTGCGTCGAGTCATCCAAAAGCTCCGGAAGCTCATAGAACAGCACTTCAAACGGATATGCGGCATCTGGCGTAGGCCCAAAAATCCAGTTCTGGGCGTTATAGTCCGCATAGAACTTGGGAGTCCCGGTCGCAGTTGGATCAGGCCAATAGAACCGGATGTACTCGTAAGAGCGTGGGAAAACCTGATTACGGGTTTCGTTCCCGGTCCCGGTTCCGAAGTTGATCGAAACCGTCTGCCGCCACCTATCAGGCTTTTGGTAGACTGCCGTTCCCGACGTAAAGGTGCTGACCACCGTATTGATAAGCCCAAGAATTTTCAAATCTCTGGCGATGCGCCGTTCCGCCAGATTGATAAGAGACGGCAACTGAGCATACACCAGTGGATCGTTGACAGCACTGTTGGAGCGCTCAAGATAGTTCGCTACGTCGTCTTTCAATGTGGCAAACGTCATCCCAGCGGGCATAGTTCCAACCTACAAGAGAAGCACCGCGCCATTTTGCAACAGGATATAGTATCCGTTCTGTTGCACAAGTGCGCCGATCTGGTTTACCGGGCTGGTCGAACCACCCGTCAGCGGAACGTCGGGGCGGACGAACGGCAGTGAGATATTCTCACTTTCATGCGCCGGAAGCCGATACGGGTCCATCGTGTCCCAATCTGCACGGCAGACGCGAAGGCCCGGCGAGTTGCCATCCATAATGAGATCGCTAATCGGGAACTTGCGCGAACAACGGTCGCAAATTCCGATACCGATATAAGGTAGCCCCCGCGTGTCTAAAAACCGACCCATCAGCGCGTATACCCCCGAATGTTAGGCGTCATCCGGATCGGGCTATCATCGCGTTCTTCGGCCTGCGCCAGTTGCAATTCCTGCTGCATTCGCGCCTGCAACATCGGAATGACTTCTGGTTTTACGACAGGGCATTCCTGCGACAGGTTGAAGGCCAGGCAGGAGATGATTGCATTGTACCACCGTTGCGGGACATCGAGCGTCTGTGTCAGCGTGCCGACATCCATGATCTGCCGCTTGCGGCTGACCACCATCTGCTTCTGCGCATTACCGCTATCGGGCGTCGGCCAGACATGGATGACTGGGACTTCACGCTGGCGGTCAAACCAAATCTGGATCGGCCGCCCTTGATAGGTTTTCTGCGGCAGAGAGAGATAGTCATACTGCGACTGGCGCGACATGGGAATCTCCCATGGGTTGCCGGTCGTGTAGAACGTCCCAATGTCCATAGTCGTATTGGCGGTATTCCTGACAGCGAAATACTGGCATGACTGCACTGGGTCCATATCGAACCAATACAGCGTGTTCGCCGCATAGGTGGCCGACAAAGCCGTCGCAGCAGTCGTATAGGTTACGCCATCTGCCGAAAACTCAAAGATAAGGCTGTAGGTTCCACCGACATTGAAGATGACGCCAGCCGTCGAGACAAGCTGCGTTTCGCCTGTGCCAAAGTCTCGAACAAGGCCGCCAAGGCGCACGGTCGTCGAATTACCAGTGTAATAGTCGGTCTGGCGCAGTGTGCAGGCGTTTTTATCAGCCAGATCGACCGTTCCAAGTGGAAGCGGATAAGCCGCCTGCCCCTGCACAAAAGCGATGATCTGCTTATCCACCGCCCAAAGTTGCATCCCGATCTGCGGCATAGACGAAAGAAGCAGATACAGTGCATCCTTGGCGATCTGAATCATTTCGCCAGTGATTTCCTGCGACGGCACGCGACAACGCCGGAAGGCCGTGTCGATCACGTTTCCGGTATTGTAGACCGTGGTGGAAATAGTGTTCGATACCGCCATCAGGGCAATCCTACATTGGTGCTTGGGAACTGCCGCGTATCGCCAGGCCAGACGATGCGGACAACGCCGCCGCCGCCCGATCCGCCGTTATTTGCAGTTGGCGTACCGCTACCCCCGCCGCCACCGCCGCCGCCATACGCGCCGCCCGCGCTGATTGAGCCATTATCCCCGGAAGATCCGCCGTAGCCAAATACACCTAATGCCCCGCCGGAACCATTAGAGCCTGCTCCCATAATTCCAACGCCGCCACCGCTATAAGCTCGATCTCCCGAAGACGCGCCGCCACCTGCACCGCCGCCACCGCCACCACTGGACGATGCGCCGCCTGTAGAACCGCCAACACCTCCTGCGCCACCGGCCGCACTATACCCCGCCGCGCCTCCGCCCCCGCCACCTATATTAGCCCCGTCGCCATTCCCGCCAGCGCCACCACTGTATCCGGTGCCGCCAAGAACCGTACCGCCCGCCCCGCCAGCATTACCAACTGCTTTCACCCCGCCATCCCCATACGCGACACTCGCGTCTACAACATAAGATTCTACTCCATTTGAAGGAGGATTAGTGCCAACGCCGCCAGCGCCGACGCGAACACTCAACGTCTGCCCTGGCGTTACAGAGACATTATTAGCGTACGCCAACGCGCCGCCACCCCCACCGCCGCCAGATGTTAGAGAATACGCCCCGCCGCCGCCGCCGCCGACCACAATGCAGGATATTGTTGTCACTCCAACCGGAACCGTAAACGTATAAGTTCCAGGCGTCGTATAGGATTGCGACCCTATCGCGGCACCCCCAAGTGATGAGACAATCTGCTGGACTGCGCTCATGTCAGCCCCGTTCCAGAGATAATCCAGCCAGTTGTGGTGATTTTTATAGCTGTCGCCACACCATTAGCCGCCAGTGTGCGACTGCCAGTTGTCCCTGCGCCAGCCAACCACATGGTATCCGACGTGATTGAGATTGTGATAGCGCCCGCCGATATTTGATTGATAAACGTGATCGCCGTGCCAATCGGATATGCCACATTGGCGTTGCTATCAATCGTCCACGTCCGAGCCGTCGTGTCTGCTGACGGATGAAAAACGTGCTTCCCGGCGTCTGCCAAAACCGTCGTATATGCCGTGCTTTGGCTGTTCTGTGGGATATTCAGATAGCCAATCGACGCCGATGCAGGCGGGAACGTCATCGTTGTCGAGTCAGTTCCGGCGAGCGTGAGCGTATTGTTGACCGTCAAGGTCTTGCTATCGACGCCTGCCAACGTAAGCGTACTGTTCGCCGTCAGGGTCTTGCCATCCGCAACAGTCAGTGTCGCGCTGGTGGCGGGAGCAGTGATCGCCACCTTATTGATAGACGTAGCCGTCGCCGCCCCAAGGGTAGGAGTTGTCAAAGACGGGCTAGTCGAGAACACCAGATTGGTTGACGTGGTTCCAGTTGCGCCGGAAGCCGTGTATCCTGTGATATTGTTGAAGGCTGTAATGCTGGCGCTGGACGCATTCGTTCCGCCATTTGCGACGGGAAGAACGCCGCTTACATCGGCAGTTAGACTCACTGCCCCAAACGTCGGCGCGCCAGAGGCGTTCCCGTGCAGGACAGTCGTGGTCGTTCCAAGGCTCGCCATAGGTGTCGGCGCACCGCCAGTCCCGCCTCCCAGCACAAGGGCGTGATTTGTGAGCGCCCCCGAAGATGACCAAGCCGACCCACTGCTAAAGTACGGAATGCCGCCACTGGTCCCGGCTACCGTCAGGGCGAGCGTTCCGGAAGACGTAATCGGCGATCCTGTGACCGTTATCAGACCGCCAACAAACGTCTGCCCAACACTTGATACAGAAGTTGAGGCTTCCCATGCCGGTACGCCAGACGAAACAGTCAGAACCTTTCCATCTGATTCAACGGGCAATCGACTGAGTGTATTGGCCGCAGAGGCATAAAGCAGGTCGCCAGTGTCATATGTGGTCCCTGGCAACCGAAGGTAGGTAGCAATATCAGCGGGTGAGGTCTGTACCGTCACATTGGACTGGACAGCCGCAATAGGCTCCGTTCCAGACAACGCACTGGCGAATGGCAGATCGGCAATGGTTGAGTTGTCTGCCATGACGCCCTATCACTTCTTGAGTGCTTTTCTGATTTCCTGCCGAATCAGAACCTTATCCTGCGCGGCATCGTCATGTTTGACCTTACCGCCGCGCGCATACCCTTTTACCATAGTCTTACCGGCAGAGCCGGTAAAACCATGTTTGGGGTTGAACTTGAAGTCAGAACATTTTCCGACAGTCATGGCTCATTTCCCTAGTTACCAACTACGCCGCATCCAGCATCGGCTCAGGCATCTCCGCGACAGGCTGCTCAGCCTTGGCGGCCTCCTGAATCTTCTTGGTGTAGAAGACGCCAGCTTCCGCCGCCTGAAGACCAGCGGACTTCACCGCCACGTCGATCAGATTGATGAGCACCTGCGCTTCTTCATTCGTCAGTTCAATCTTCATGGGTTCCCCTTATCGTCCGTATGCCCGATACCGACCCGGACACGCCCGAAGTATATCACGGCCAGCCAGAGTGGTAAATTCATAGCCTTGGAAAGCCTGCCGCAATAACGGCCTGATACACGGCGGCGTTGCGCCAAATGCGAAGCCGATAACCAAGGGCGTCGCGCCAGCGTGGAAGTTGAACGTGGAGCGTGAGTCAATCACCACGCAATGCTGGCTTAGAACCAGCGTGTCCATGCTGTAGAACTGGCCCCGCGCGAGAATGCAGCCGCCCTGCGCCAACCTTGCCCAGTAGACAGCGCGCTCTACCCCGCCGCCCGGAAAGACAGGCAGTTCCTGCGCCCATGCCATGCTCGGCAGCGCCAGCAAGGCTATGAGCGCGAGGCGTTTCATGCCGCCACAGCTTCGGGCAGCATATTCCACGGGGATGGATAGGCGCAGACCATGGGGTTGATAGTTTTGGTGTAGTCGGTCATTAGGGGTATCCTATTGATCGAGGATATTCATCTTCTGCAACGTCGCGGGTCGGCAAAGACGCCAGAAGATCGTGATGAATCGCGTGCGCGGGATCGGCGAGGACGCTTTCGGGAAGGACGTAGGTTGCGCCATCTGCCAGCGGCACAGGTTCGAGCGAGTGGCCCGGCGTCGTAATACCCCGGATAGCATCAGCCTGTGTTGCGTTGAGGATAATCATGTCATCCTCTCAGGTTCGCGATGGCGGTGATTTCGGTCGTTGAAAGAGCACGATTGTATAACCTGATATCCTGTATTTTTCCCGGATAATACCTCGCCGCAGTTACAATAGAACCGATACTAAGTTGTGTAGAGCTTCCCGTTAATGTCCCTTCGCCACCAGAAGCAGACGCACAAAATGTCCCGTTGACATAGGTTGACCATAGATTAGATGAATGTACGCCGATAACACTAACCCAACTCCCATCCGACGGGACATTTAGCGCACCGCTGGTATTATACACGCCTATAACAGAACCATTATAAGCACTGAAATTTAGCCTAGCGCGTATATTGGCTAAAGAAAAATATATATTATCATTAGACCCGTTACCGACGTTTAATATAACTAAGTCATTTGCCCCGCTTGCGCTAGTGTTTGTTATAAATGCGCATACTGAAAACGTTGTGCCTGTTTCCCCTGGCCATGTTTGCGGAGTAGATCTGCTAATGTACTGCGATGTCCCGTTAAGCGATACTGCTCGGCCCGTCTTCCCCGCCACAAACGACGGACTATTGACGAGCGTCCCGTTATTTGCCTGCCCCGACGAATCGAGCGCATTATCGTTCGTACGCCACCAGCCGACGAGGCCGTTGAGGATGTAGTTAGGAGTCTGCGGAATCATCATGAGTAAGCGTTCTGTAAGTTGCCGTACAGGTTCGTCCCGTCAGACGTGAAGAACACGATATCCTTAGAGCTAGCAGCGGTCGAAAGCGTCGGCGCAACACCGCCCGGCCATTTGAACACTGAGTTCCACGTCACAGTGCGCGAGCCAGTGCCGTCTTGATAAAGCCTCAGGATGTAAGTTCCGCCATCAACAAGATTGGTCGGGGCTGCGATGGTACGATTGCCGCCGAGGGTTAGAACAGCGACGGCGCTCGCATTTGCATCCCAAGTAACGGTCGCCTGATCAGTGAGTGTCTGGGTTGGGGTGTAAATCTGCCCGATAGCTTTTACGTTCTGTCCGATGTTGATGCTGCCTTGCGTGCCTAACGACCACTTATTAGTCAATGTCACATTTGAACCCGCAACTGGGTCGCTTAGATATGTCGTGTAGTAATTCGTGAACGTCGCAGAGGACGAGGCCGCAATCGTGTTGCCGCCATAGACATTCGTATAAGCCGTCGCGACCGTGCCGCTTGAAGTCGTATCCGTCAGAGTGCCGGGAGACCCCTTGAACTTAATTCCATTTGTAGTCCAAGCAGCCGCAGTGATATTCCCACCAACTGTCAACGATCCAGTTGTAATGGCAACGGCACCTGTGAAAGTTGATGTTCCAGTTACCCCAAGCGCATCAGACCCAATCGTCGCGCCACCAAGCGCAAGCGAAGTTCCCGCCGCAACCCCAAGAGTCGGCGTCGTAAACGAAGGGCTCGTCGCCATCGCCACAACAGTCCCAGACCCGGAGATCGTATATTCCCCGAGCGTTCCGGCGTTATCATACAGAATGCGAGTAGTCGCGCCGCTCGCGATTGAAGTAGAGCCAATCGTCAGGCTACCGCCAACAGCTGCAGCCCACGACGTAACGCCCGAACCATTCGTCGTCAGGACATAATTGTTCGTGCCATTATCAGCCGGAAGCTGAAATACCGTCGCCGTGCCAGCCGCAGCGGCGGCCTTGACCGTCACGTCGCCCGAGGTTGATCCGAACAGTTTGACCGACCCGAGCGTGCCGGAGTTTGCGCCCGTAGTCAGAACGCCCGTGACAGCGAGCGACGTGCCGGTTGCAATACCAATGTTCGGCGTCACCAGCGTAGGCGACGTTGCCATAGCGAACGCGCCAGTGCCGGTAAATGTCGTGGTATAGATCGTAGGCGTGACCGCGCCTTGGCTCGCAGCGCCAAACAGATAACCAGCCGTCGTTGCGGCGGCGGGAGTGGCTGTTTTGAAGTCAAATGACATTATCAGACACCCCAGAATAGATCATCAGCACCCCAAAACAGCGCATCAACATCCCAATACAGGGGTTCAGGCACCACAGGAGTCGTCGAATTGTTCAGACCCGTTCCGCCATCCAGACCGTCATGCCAATACAGACCAGTCCCGTCTGTCAGACCAGTTGTGGTGTCGGTCAGGCCGGACATCAGAGATAACTCGGGCCAGGCTGGACAACCGTAAACACGGCGCTTCCAGTGCCTGAATTAAGCGTCAGACGGGTAGCGGTTGGGACATAGGCATAGTTGCCCTGCACATTGCCGGAAGTCATACCGACTAGAGTGCTATCCGCGTGATTGACCCAATAATCAGAAGCCTTGGTAGATGGCGTCCAGACATCATTCAGAGTCTGCTGGACAGTCGCGTTGATCGTTCCAGTCAAATCAACCTGAAGTGAAATCTGCGGAGGGCCATTCGTATCCAGACAGACCCATGCGCTTGACGCCACGCCATTCGTTCCGACCGTCAAGGCAGCCGTGGTCGCAGCGCTGACCGCGATCTGCGTGACCGTCAGATAATCCAGCACCGTATACGCCGTCGAAGCCGTTCCGGTCACAACCTCAGACTGTGTGCCGTCACGTCCAGTTCCATAAACCGTGAAGGTCTTTGCGGACTCATCCGCCCCAAAGGTAAACAGAACGCGACGGTAAGTGTCCAGCGTCGCAACGCCCCCAGAAGCAAGGGAACCGTTGATCGTCATATTGCCAGCGCCGCTTGGCGTCTGGGAAGCGCAAACCTTGGTCGTTCCTGCCGTTGCCAGCGGCCCAACCGAAATGCGAACAGGGCGCATGAGCTAATCCTGACAGCAAGAGAATGCGCGGCCCCGTAGGACCGCGCCTGAAATCAAGACGGATTGACCGCGATGCCCGAAGTCGCCGCAACCACCGATGCGCCATCGACGTAGGTGTTGGCGAGACCGTTCGTGTCGCCAAACTCGGTGATGCCGACCAGCGTGCAGTCCTTCATCACGATCATGCCGCCCGGCGACGCCGAAGTCAGACTCGTCAGAGCAGACATCGTGGTCGAGGTTGACTTGATGTTGTTGATGAAGGTGCATCGGTCGAACTTCTGGAAGCGGTCCATGCAGGCCGCGCCAGTGCCGACAATACCGAGAACGCCAGCCGCGCTGCCCTGGAACGGGAAGTTGCAGCCCATAAAGAAGTTGCGCGGCGTTCCACCGGCAAATTCAAGAGAGGCGTTCGCCGCAGAGCGAGTCGTGGTGTCGCCACCAATCTCGCAGTTGACGAAGGTATTCTCGCCAACCGTGCCGCTGATCTTCAACGAACGGCTACCCGTATCGGCCGAACTGACCGCATCGTTCATGCCGAGGAAGCTGACGTTATTGTAGTAATTGCGCCCGCCAGCGTCGATCCAGCAAATCTGTCCAGTGGCTCCAGTCGAGAAGCCATTGTAGACCGAGAAGTTCGCAAAGAAACAACCCTGCGCGGTCACGTTGAACATATTGCCCGAGTTGCCGAACGTCGCCGCCGTGTAGGTGCCGGTCGGAGGCGCAAAGCGAGCCCGCCCGTTCACGGTCGGAGCCGTCATGCCGATCATATGACAGGCATTCTTGGCCCAAGTGATCGTGCCAGTCGTGGCCGTCGAGTCCGTAGCAGCCGCATTGGCGACCGACATACGCTGCGT